GTCGTGGGGAACCCCGCGCACCGTCAGCACAAGTGTGGCGCTGCAGTCTCGGGTTTGGCAGTTTGACAACTTTGGCGAAGACGCTATTTGTCAGCTTGTTGACGGCAAAACATTCCTGTGGGATCTCAGTGCTGGGGTCAATACTCGCGCTGCCGTACTCACTGGCGCCCCTGTTAAGAGCAAGTACGCGCTGCTGTCTACGCCAGACAGGCACTTAGTGTGCTTTGGCACCGACACCGTGATTGGCGATGCCACCACACAAGATCCGATGTTTGTTCGCTTCTCAAACCAAGAGGACATCACGGTCTTTGTCGAGTCCGCTACGAACACGGCTGGCGGTCAACGGCTCACGGACGGCAATACGATTGTCTCGGCCATCCGCTCACGCGGCCAGATACTCATTTTCACGGATACCTCATTACACGGCCAGCAGTTCATTGGACCACCCTTTACCTTTGGTTTCCAGCAGCTGGGCGCGAACTGTGGGCTGATAGGCCCACACGCTGCAGTGGATGTTAACGGGCAGGCGTTCTGGATGGGTACCGAGGCGTTTTACGTATTCGATGGTACGGTGAAAAAGCTCGCCTGCACCGTGCAGGACTTTGTGTTTAAAGACTTAAATCAGGTGCAAAAGACCAAGGTCCATGTGGGCCTGAACAGCCAGTTTAACGAGGTAACGTGGTGGTACTGCTCGGTCACCAGCGACTTTATTGACCGCCTTGTGACCTACAATTACCTCGAAAACACATGGGCGATTGGCACTATGCCGCGCAGCGCATGGGTCGATCTTAGCGTGTACCCCAAGCCGCTGGGCGCGAAATACGAGCCTAACGCAACCAACGCCACGATCAGCCCAATCAATGGCCTGACTGCTGGACGAGCCCTTGTTTATCAGCAGGAAACAGGCACGAACGACGTCAATCTGCCTATCCGATCTGAGCTGTCGTCGGGCTACTTTGACATCGGTGACGGCGACAACATGCTGCTCATGTCGCGCTTTATCCCGGACTTCAAGGATCAGGTGGGCAACCTGACGATCAGGTTGTTGCTCAGAGCGTTCCCGCAGGCCACTGCAACGCCAAGCTCGCTGGACCCTTACATTATTACGCCTACGACGCAGAAGGTAGACACGCGCGCGCGAGGCCGGCAGATCTCCATTGTGATCGAAAACGAAGAGCTTGGATCCAAATGGCGCTACGGTACGCTGCGCGTTGACATCGTTCCGGATGGTCTGCGATGAGCAAGATTACCAGCGTCCGTCTGCCTAACGCCTCGGCAGAGTATACACCTGAGCAGATCAACCAGTTGGTGCGCTCGCTTGAGCAAATCATTTTGCAGCTTAACACCGCGTATTCGTCGGTGGTCACCGAAAATACGGATCAAGCGTATGCTTGGTTCTTGGGAGAGTAGACCTTGTCAAATTCCTATAAAAGATTTTTGACATCACTTACGAACGGCTCGCCTGCGACTGTTTTGACAGTGCCCGCAGCGACGACTGCCATCGTAAAGTCGATATTGGTGAGCAACAGCAACGCCTCTTCAACCACGGCCACTGTCTCAATTTCTCCTGCCGGTGTTGGCTCACACGTCGTAATCCCTGCGGCCAGTATTAGTGCTGAAGAATACTTTGACTTTTTGGGGGGATGGGATGGAAATTCCCGCGTTTTAGTGCTTGAGGCCGGAGATCTCTTGAAAATTGAGGTTACAACAACCAATGTTGTTGCTACGGTTAGTGCACTGCTTATAGACAGGACCTGACCTTTTAAACGATAATCCGTGAATATTCGCGACCTTACCCGGCGCGCAGCCCCGTGTGGCTTTTAACTTTCAAAGGAAAAAGACATGGTAAATGCTATGCCGGGAATGGCGCAACTCCCTCCCCAAGCCGCCGCGCAAGATCCAATGATGGCCGACCCAATGTCCCCTGACAACCTAGCTGCTTTCGAGCAACTGCGGCAGGAGATGCCTCCGTCTGAGTTCACGGCGGACATTCTTGACAGTGCGCAGGACGCCGACCCAGTTGCCGTTGCTGAGTTCAGAGCAGAACTGCAAGATCTGGCGTTGCCGCCCGAAGTGCTGGACGTGCTCAATCAGATGCTGGACGAGGTCTTGGCAGCACCGGATCAGTACCCGCAGATACGCGCCAAGTACCTTGCGCAGGATATCCCAGAGGACCTGTTGCCACCGGCCTTTGACCCAGAGTTCTTTGGTGCGCTTAACCTCGCTGTTGACCAAATACGCGCCACAACCAACATGCCAATGCCTCCGAGGGGCTTTGCCCGTGGCGGTATCGCATCACTGAACCCACTTGCAGCGGCAATGGCGCAGCAGGGTCGTTACGGCGACACGATGCTGGCGCACATCTCTCCGCGCGAAGCAGCAATGCTTAAGGACATGGGCGGCAGCGGCACAATCAATCCCATGACCGGGATGCCTGAGTTTTTCATCAAGAAGATCTTCAAAGGCGCCAAAAAGGCGTTAAAAAAGGTTGGTCAGGCGGTCAAGAAATTCGCAAGCTCAAGTGTGGGTAAAATCGTAACAACGATGGCGCTGGCCTTTTTCCTCGGACCGGCGGCTGCCACGGCTATGGGCATAAGCTCCACGGCTGGCGTTGCGGCGGTGTCTGGCTTTGTCGGATCAGCAGGCTCTACTGCACTGGCAGGCGGCAACCTGAAAGAATCACTCAGGGCAGGTGCGCTTGGTGGTCTTACCGCAGGTGCCGGTGCTGGCGTGATGGGTGGGGCACAGGCGTTTCAGGCAGGCAGTTACACCGGACCTACCACCGTTGGCGGACAGTTCACCAAGGCCAAGGAGTTCTTCACGGGTGCGCCGGCAGAAGCTGCAGCGGCAGCAGCTCCTGAGATTGCCCAGCAGCCTTTGCGACCTATAGATCTCTCTGTCCCAAGGGGAGACGCTTTGCCGTTGCAGTCAATAAGCCCCACGCAGGCTGCTGTGAACATTCCACCCGGCGGGATTGGCAGTCTGCCGGTTGCAACCGGCCCAACAGCGGGCAGTTTTACCCCAAGGCTCACTCTACAGGATACTTTGGCACAGGCTTCGCGAGTTACGGCGCCTAGAGCTAGTAATTTTTCAGTTGCACCAGCTACAAGTGGCGGCACTCTAAACATAGGGAGAGCTGGCGCACAACCACAAGGGCAATCAGGCTTTAGGGTTGGGCAGCAGTATCCCGATCCTCCAAGTCTTCCAGACTCGATGCGCGCGGATGTATCAACCGGCGCTGATAAAAACATCTTCCAAAAAGGTCTTGATCGAATACTGCCGAATCGGATTGAAGATGCTGGTGCTGCAGATGCTTTGAAGCAAACAAGAGCAGCGTTTCCGGGCTTGACTGACGATCAAATCCTCTCGGCAAGTAAAACGTCTAGAGTTGGAGAATTTTACGCATCTAAGCTACCCGGCGTATTTCGCCAATATGCCCCACTCGCCGCCACCGGCCTCGGTATCATGGCGCTCGCTGGCGGCTTTGATGAAGAGGAGATTGCTCCGCCCGAGGGCTTTGAGGACATGGGCGGAATCGGTGCCGGAGAGAAGCTGTTGGCAGAAAACCCACAGAAGTATGGTGCGACCTACGGTGGCGTGTTTACAACGGCCATAAGCCCACAGTACAACCCCTACACCTTCGTTCCGCCGCCCGTGCGTACCGCTGCCAAGGGCGGCAGCATGGACAAGGAGTTTCCACGTAAGACGGGTCCGATCAATGGTCCGGGTACTGGCACATCAGATGACATTCCTGCCATGCTGAGTGACGGCGAATTTGTTTTCACCGCCAAGGCCGTGCGCGGCATGGGCAACGGCTCTCGACGAGCAGGAGCGAAAAAAATGTATGCTCTCATGAGAAAGTTGGAGGGTCGCAAAAATGGCTAGTACTTACGAAACCCTATATCAGCGCGAAGCGCCGAATATTGAAGCCCGCAAAATTGGGTTAATGGATGCAGCCAAAGGGCTGTATGAAAGCCCCCTGTCGCTGCCTGCTATCGAGGCAGCGGGTCTGTCCATCGGTGAGCAGCAAGCGATGGATCTGGCGCGTCAGGGCATTGGATCGTTTGAGCCTTTCATTCAAGGCGGATCGCAGGCCATCACGCAGGGTATGGATCTCACCCAGCGCGGTGCTGTGGCAGCGGGCGGCGTTCAAACCGCGCCTCAGTTTCAAGAGGCGCAGAACGTACTTGGCCGCGCCATGCCGGTGCTCGGTCAGGGCATTGGCGGCATTCTAGGCTCTGCTCGAACGTATGACCCAAATGCTGCCGTCAATTACATGAACCCCTACCAGCAGGAAGTAACGCAGCAGGCTTTGGGCGAAATGCGCCGGCAGGCAGACATTGCTCGTCAGGGGCAGGCTGCTCAAGCCGTGGGCGCCGGAGCTTTCGGCGGCACCCGTGAGGGCGTTCAGCGCGCCGAATTTGAGCGCAACCTGCAAGATCAGATGCAGCAGCGCATCATGCAGGACTACGCCCAGAACTACATGCAGGCACAGCAGGCTGCGATGCAGGGCTTTGAAAGCCAGCAGGGGCGTCAGTTGGCAGGCTCTCAGGCGCTGGGTCAGGCTGCGATGCAGTACGGTCAGCTTGGTCAGGGCATTGGAGCACTTACCGCGCAGCAGGCCGGCATTGACCTGTCCAAGGCGCAGGCACTGGGCGGTCTTGGCACACAGATGGGCGCACTGGGCACGCAAATGGGCGCGATGGGCGAGGCTACTCAGCAGCTGGGCGCAGCCGATGTGGGACTGCTCGGCAGCGTGGGTCTGCTCGAGCGCCAGAACGCGCAGGCACAGATCGACGCGATGCGTCAGACGCAGATGCAGGAGGTCATGGACCCGTATCAGCGGCTCGGCTTCCTGAGCGACATCTACCGTGGCGCACCGTCAACGCAGATGACAATGACGTCGCAGACTGCCCCCTCAGCGAGTCCCCTGCAGACAGCGGCTGGCCTTGGCATAGGTGCACTATCGAGCGTTGGCGCGGCACAAAAAGCAGGACTCCTCTAAGGTGAATATGATGGCAAAACAGAAAATGCAGATGGTCGATGACGACGAGATCGAAAACGTCGGCATCATGTCCGGCTTTATGGATGACATCGAAGACCTGATGGAAGAGATCGAGAACGAGAGTCAAGTGGAGGAGGGTGATGATGCCGACATGGCGCGAATCCTTGACCGGCGCCCAAACTCACCCGAGATCCTGATGAACAACCTGCGAGGCGACTACCGCTCCATCGATGCACGGCGCGAAGAGCTGGCGGACAGGGTTGGCTACAACGCCGCTCAGCAGACCCCGGACGAAGTGCTGGCAATGCTGCAGCCGATCTTCGCACAGCAGGGCATTGCCGCGTTGCCAATGGGCAGCGCAGATGTGGGCGCTCTGCCGATGGACGCCATGACGGGTATGCCACCACCGGGCGGTATGCCAATGGATCCAGCAATGATGGGAATGCCACCAGAGATGATGGGCATGGCACCCGAGGGCATTGCTTCGTTGCCGATGGACCAAGGCGCAATGCCCCCGATGCAGATGGCGCGCGGTGGGATTGTGCAGTATTTCGCGGAAGGTAACGGTCCGGCGGGCGTTACCAAAGCAACTCCGTCGGCGATAGACGACCTTTTGGCGGGCGAGCGACAGGAGGTCATTGATCCTATGGTTCGCACCAGAGAGCTAACGCCTGAGTATCAAGAGCTTCTGGGCATATCAGACAGGGGCGCCACGCAGGCCCAGATGCTGTTTGACATCGCACAAGCGGCGCTTGGCTACGCCTCTAACGTGGGTCCTGATGGGCAGCCTTTGCGCGGTTCAGGCGCCGCTCGCCTTGCTGGTGCCACACGGGCATTACCCGGCCAGATCGGTGCCCGAGCTGCAACGATGCAGGATGACCAGACCCGAGCTCGTCTGGCAGCACTGCAGCAGGCGCAGGATGAGCAGGCTGCTGCACAGGCAGCTAACACGGCGCTGTCTTCTAATAAGCTGGCGGTGCTGTTGGCTAGAGAGGAGCAGGCAAATGAGCTTGCGAACCGGGCTCGTTACAGGATGGCTACGCCGGCGGAGCTGGCTGCTCTCGGCAACCCCACCGGCCTTGTGCAATATGATCAAACTACTGGAAAGTTTGAGGTTTCTCGCGATCCGGTGACAAATATCAATACGGGCGGCGGAAAGTTGAGCGACGTCTTGAGCACTAATGCGGCAAATCAGCTTAATGAGTCATACACGCAGGCCAATGCCGCTCTGGGTACGCTGAACACGGTGAATAGCGTCCGTCCTCTGCTGGAGCAAGAGTTGTTTAATGGTCCGCTGAGCGGGTCGGCGATGTTCGTATCCAGACTCGGTCAGTCCCTCGGTGTTGGTGGGGAAAGCAGTCAGGAGATGTTGCAAAACACGGTTTTGGCTATGCAAGGTCTTGCAGAATTTGAGCTTCTTGCTGCACAAGCGATGAAAGGGCAGGGCACCATTACTGAAAATGAGCGTGCGTTGATACGCAGAGCTTCAGCTGGCGATCTTGCCACGATGACACAGGGAGAAGTTACAGAGCTGATGGGCGCGCTAGAGAAGACGGCAAATTACCGCATCAATTCTCATGAGAATCGATTGGCTCAATATGCTAATGTGCTGAAGGATGACCCTGCCTCTACGCAGCTGCTAGGGCTGTATCAGCTTGGCAATGCGCCAACCATGCCAGCGCCGACCGTATTGCGCTTTGACGAGCAAGGGAACCGAATCCAATGATAGAAATTCAATTGCCTGATGGAACAGTTCTCCAATTTCCTACCGGGACATCTCAAAGTGTCATTGACGGCGTGGTTAGCAGTATAACAACTTCGCGTCAGCAGCCTTCTGAGCAACAGGCGGCCCAGCCCGCAGCAACGGGGCTGCAGGTCATTTCCACCACGCCGGATGGCGGGCGTATTTATCAAATGCCAGATGGCTCGCGCGCCTTTGCGTCTGCCGGCTACTCCACAACAGATCCTGCTGAAATAGATAGGCTCATGGAAGGCGCTACGCCTGAAC